ACCCAGGTTAAATCAGCACAAGCAATCTTTGCAGCGGCACTTCGTGACGTAATTAGCATCTGCTTTGAAACTGATGAACTAATTTTCCCAGACGAAAAGACCATTCGTGGTGTAGACGCTGGTTCCCCATACGAAATCACATACAAGCCTTCCAAGGATATCAAGCAGGATTATTCTGCTGATGTTCGTTACGGAATGCTTGCTGGCTTGAACCCTGCACAGGGGCTTATCTTTATGCTACAGGCACTTGGTGGCGGTCTTATCTCTAAGGATATGGCTATGCGTGAACTTCCATTCACAGTTAACGTCACACAAGAATTAGAAAAGATTGAAATTGAGAAGATGAGAGATTCTCTTCTTGGTTCCATTACTGCCTACACACAAGCCATCCCACAAATGGCTGCATCTGGCGGAGATGCTTCAGAGGTAGTTCGTAAAATTGCTGCGGTTATCAAAGCACGCCAAAAGGGACAGGCGCTTGAGGATGCGATTGAAGCAACCTTCGCTCCGCAGCAACAGGTTCCTCCTGCTGGGGCAGCACCTATGGTCGAGCAACCGTCCCCTGCTCCCGCCGCTTCTCCAGCAGGAGGCGCTCTTCCACCTGAAGCAGCACCACAAGGTATGCCGGGTGAAGCACCACAAATTCAGCAACGACCAGATATGCAAACACTTATTTCGGCACTTACCTCAAGTGGTAAGGGTTCAGCAAGAGTTACAACTACGTCAAAGAGATAACAAAGTAGGGGACAATGACAACGCTTATTGGTATCGAATACGACGATAGTTGCGTCATTGTCGCTGACAGCAGAACTACGGATGACAGTGGCTATATCTACACTCATCCAAATGTAAAAAAGATTTCAGAATCAAATGGTTATTTGATTGCAGGTTCCGGTGAGGTTCTACCTTGCGATGTGGCACAACATATCTGGGAGCCACCAACCCCGGTCAAGTCAGATAAAAAAGATTTGTTTCACTTTATGATTACAAAGGCTATGCCTTCTCTTCGTAAGTGTCTATCATCAAATGGATTTAACTTTGATGAGCCTAAAACAGAACAAAGATTTCAATTCCTAATTGCAGTATGTGGTGAGATATTTGATATTGACCACGAACTTGCAGTAAGCAAAAACATTAGTGGAGTATATGCAGCAGGCTCTGGCGCACCTTATGCGCTAGGAGCGCTACACGCAGGCGCTGATGCTTATGAAGCAATGGAAATTGCATCACAACTTACAGCGTTTACCGCTGGTCCTTATCTTTCAAAAATTCAATTCAAACATTCTAAGTAGGAGGCAACGTGACTACTGCACCTCAAGACCCACGCGGCGGATATCGCCCAACAGCAGGTCAGAACAATCTAGGTGTCTCAGCAACAGGTGGCAACGGTTCAGCCGACGGTGTTCCGAACATTAACTACACAGGGTTTGCATACGGACAAAATCAAGCAATCAATCAGGCTGCCAACTCAGGTCTTCCTATGGGGCAACAGAGTGCAATTCCTGCGGGTATGGCTCTTCCAGAGATTACCCCAATTACTGCACCTTCAGAAAATCCTGACCGACCAATTACCTATGGTATGCCTTTTGGTGATGGTGCTGGTCCAGAAGTAAATCCACTTCCAGTTGGTCTTGCTCAATCACAGGACCCATCACATCAAATTATTCGTGCAATGTATCAACAGAATCCACGCAACGAAGATTTGCGTTACCTTGTTGAGACAATGGATGCCCAAGCACAGCAAATGGTGCAGTAGTGGCAGACCAGAAACAACTTTCAGGCGTACTCACTCAGGCTCAACTTGATGCTGAGGCGATTTATGCTGCAGCATCTGCAGTAAATCCATATCAGGCTGAACTCATTAAAAAGAATGCACAAGGAAACATTATGGCTCCTGGTGTTCTTCAGTCTTTATCTGCATTAGGTGTAGACGCTAAATCCGGCGTAGCCTCAAGCATTGCCAACATCGATGCATCAACCCGTGAGCAACGTCTTGCTAATCAAAAAGATGTTGCTGTTAAACGAGAAACAGAAGCCTTTAAGGAAACTGGCAGAGGGCAATTGTGGCAGGGTATTAAATCTGCAGTACGCGGAACAACTACGTTACTTGGCGGAACATTCAATTTTATGAATGCTCAATGGCGTCAGGGAAGTACTGCTCTTGTACAATCTGCACAAAATTTTGGCATTTCTTCATCTGCAAAAGGACTTGGTGTTGAATCTGCGCCTGTATCACAAAAGTATATTCCTGGTGCAGTAGAACAAACAACTATTGGTCAAGTAGCCATTAAAGCAATGACTGACTTGAAAAAAAGAAAATTTCCCGACATTCAACTTGGTGAAGGATTCTTCCCATCTGAAGAGGTTGGTCTTGGACACAAAGCACGTCAGGCTTCTCTTGATGCAGCAAAGATTGCTATTCGCAATTCTGATGGAAAGATAATTGGATATCGACCACGTACTATTCTTGGCGATACATATGCCACTATCTTTACAAAGGGTAATCCAGAAAGCGCGGCAGGTGCTAACATTGCATTAGTCGCTGATATTATTGGTTCTTTTACCTTTGACCCAGGACTATCTCGTGCTTCTGATATTAGGGCTCTACGCAAATTGGCTCAACAGCAGCAAGCGGCAGGTGCTATGTCGGCAGCAGCAAAGACTATGGACCGTCTTGCAAAGATTGAAGAAGTAGAAAAGCAGACTATTGAATCTGCTAATGCTCTCCGTAAGCAGTCAGATGAACTAAAGAAGTTTGATACAGAAACTTTATCTAAACGTGCAGAAGAAGCACGTGCTGCAGCAACAGGCAAAGCAGAAGATGCCATTAAATCAAGAGTAAGTGTCCGTGTAGCACAGGCTCGTCTTGACGAGATTGCGGCACAGAAGGCTCAACTTATTGAGAAGGCTACTGCTGCAGAAGAATCACGCAAGGCTCTTGAAGCAGCAGCAAAGGCTCCACGCATTGTTGACCGCACACAGAATGCTTTAATCAAACAGAGAAAACAACTTGACCAAATCAAGTCAGAAATCTCAGACGCTGTTGCTGCAAGTCGAGTTCCACTATACACATCAGATGACCTTGATAATCTACAGGCATCTATTAAAACTTTAGAAGACAGGTTATCTGAGGCAAAAGGTTTAATACCAGAAACTCCTGTAACACAAGACGCAATTCTTGCTGCAAAAGAACTTGAAAAAAAGTCTAAGGCTTTTGTTAAAGAAGCAACTGATGCCGAGAAGTTCTCAATGAAGCAGGTTGCAGAGCGTACTCGTACACAGAAGACTATGGAAGAACTCAATGAGAAAGTTCTTCGTCTTGCAGCAAAAGCAAAGAAATCAGAAAAGTCTCTTGCTGAGAAACTTGATGATGCAACTCTTAGTCTTAAAGATAAGCGCAAGGCTTGGGAGATTGACGTTCAACGTCTTGCAAATATAAACCAAACTCTTGAACGTCCAGAGTTTGCATACCAGGCTATTGCTGACTTTCTAACTAATGGTCACGGAACTACTGCAGTAGACAAACTCGTTGCAATGACTGACTGGAAGCAAATTTGGCGTAAAGCCAACGGAAAGATTACTCACGATGTAGCACGAGCACTCGCTGATGCTAAGACCCCAGATGATGTTGTTGATGCACTTGCTCCATATCTTCTTAAGGGTGATATCCAAGGTGGAGTTCTAAAGCCAGGACTGCTTTCACGTGCAGGGGTTAAGGCAACAGAACGTACAAAGTTTGCTATGCCTGCTGTTCGTACACTTCAAGGCGCAGGAGCACGAGTTCAATCTCGTATTAGTGAACACGGTAAAGTCGCTGCATTATTTGAGGGCTTTGCTGCAGGAATTAAGGCTCCAATTACAATTGCTAAGCCAATACTTCAGCGCGGTTATCAAACTAAAGTTAAATCTGGCTCTATTGTAAATGTGCACGATAGGGAAGAACTCCTTCGCTCAACAGAAGATTTTGGTGTAGCCGCTAAACTTGATAGAAAAGTCCTTGATGAAATCATTGATGAAATTGCAGATGCAGCAACTCATTCAGTTGCAGGCTATGCAGCATCAGTTAAGTTGATGAAGGCTGTATTTGCTCAGTACTCAGCAAACATCCCATCACATATGCAGGATGCTTTTAAGAAATACACAACAGCGTTTGAATCATCTGCCGAGCAGATGTCTTCATACTGGGCTAAGCAGCATATTGCTGGAGCAGAACTTAAGTACCTTCAACTCAATGGCGAAAGCGTAATCCTCCCAGGACCGCATATGTCATCTGAGTTACTTAACTCAACTATCTACTTCCCACCAGTAACTGAATTGTTGCGCCTTACCAACAAGTTGTCCAAATATAAGACACTTGCTAAGGGAGAAGAGATTGCAGATGCAGCAATTGGAAACTTCTGGAAGAAGATTCAATTGGTACGTCCAGCATATATTATTCGTAACATCGCTGAAGAACAGATTCGTGTGGCTGCGACTGGTCACATCTCATTCTTTAATAACCCAGGTATGGCTTTGGCTATGTGGCTTGGGCGTGAAGATGGAAAGACTTGGCGCAAAGTATTGCGTCAGTTTGACACATACCGTCATACAGTCTTTGACGAGTCATTCTCAACTGGTGATGATGCACTAGACATCCTTGACGAGACGCTTGCACACGGTGCCAAGAACTCATATGTAGATATGATGAACTCAGCCAAGGGCGGAGCGTTTGATGAGCGTGATTATAAAGTACTTCAATTTAAGAATGTAGGCGCTGTAGCCTATGGCTCACCACGATTCTTTGATGGAATTGCTAATCAACTGCGTATGCTTAACTCAGATGCTTTTGCACGAGTTGTAGCAGGCTTTGATACACCTGCAATTAAGGCTGCAATGGCTAAAGGTCAGTTCCGTCAAGATGCTGTGGTCGATTATTTCCTATATGGTCCAGGACGCCAGGAGTTAAACGCATTCGCTGAGTCAACTCCAGAAAAGTTTAAGGCATTTATCAAAACTCCTGAGGGTCTTAAGAATTATCTGTTTACAGGTAAGTCTCCAAAGGGCGAAGATATTTCATTACTTGCTCGTATCACCGAAACAACAGGTGGAAATAAGTCACTTATGGAACTTGTTGCTAAAGGCAGCACTTCTTTAGGGTCAATGAAGTTTAGTATTCCAAGAGCAACTGATGGAGCCATTAACTCAGTCAGCAATTCTAAGCAAATGCGTGCAGGCAAGAAGGCTTTACTTGAGTCACAGGCACAATTTGCTAGAGATTTGAAAAACACTTTTGAGTCTGCTGGTCGCTGGGACAATGTTATTGTAAATGTTCCATCTAAGAACTTAGCCTATGTTGAATCTAAGGCTGATAGATACACATTCGTGGATTGGTTCTTTGACAAGGCTACCGAACTTGAAAAGAATTCAACATTTGGTCCAGAGTTCCGTCAGGCTTACTGGGATGCCATCAATCGTATAGCAAAGTCCCTTGACTCTAATGCTAAGGCTCAACTCCTTAAGACTGCAGAAGGTTCATTGAACCCATTGCAAAAGGCTGGAGTCAATATAGGGTCAAAACATCCAGTATGGAATGCTTTCCGTGCCGCCGATGGCAATGGTCCACTATCTATTGAAGATGCTCACGCATATGCAGATACTTATGCACGTAATCACGTCAAGGGTCTGTTCTATAATGCACACGAGAAGCGACTTATCTTCCATCAACTACGTCTTATTGCACCATTCGCATCAGCCTGGGAGAATACAATCCACAAGTGGGCTGAACTTGGTACAGAGAATATAAGCAATGTCTACAAGGCTGTAAAAACTTTAGAGTGGGCACAGAAACCAGAGTCTTCATCTATCTATCTTATGACAGATGCTGAAGATTACTATGACCCTAACCAGGGATTCTTCTTTACTAACCCTGAATCACTTCAGCGTCAGTTCTTCGTGCCATTTGCTGGTACAGCAATGGCAAAGATAGCAAAAATGACAACAGGCGCCAATTACAATGGTGCACCTATAGCATTTACTGCTAACCCAATGTCATTTAACTTTGCATTTGGTGCGGGAACAATGCTGCCTGGTATTGGTCCTGGAGTAACGCTACCCCTTAGTGCATTAGGTACATTCAATAATAACCTTATTGATAATATGCCAATGGGTATCCAGAAGTGGTTGTTCCCATTTGGACGTGCAAACTTTAGTGGTGGATTACAGACAGCAATTCTGCCCGGTAACTGGAATAAGATTCTTGGCGGGGTTACGGGTATGGAAACAACATACGCTTCTAACTTCAAGCCAGTAATGAACTATCTCGCATCAGGCGGTAATTACAATTTAGATGACCCCGATGACCAGGCTCGTTTAGTTGCAGACACGGACACATTTTCACGCTGGGAATCTATTATGCGTGGTGTCGTTGGTCTAGTTTCACCTATGGCTCTTATCCAGAATGGTCTTGCCAAAGATAAAGATGGAGACACAACCTTGCAGGTTGCCCTTCTTGAAGATTTTCAGACCATATTCCAGAACAACGATGGTGATTATAATAAATCCTGGTATGATTTCCTCAATCTATATGGTCCATCACAGGCATTTGCATTGATTACTGCAAGCGCAGGCAACGGTCCATCTAACTGGGATTCATATAACTTCGTGGTATCTAACCCTGATGTTGCATCTAAGTACAAGGATGTATGGGGATATGTGATGCCAGGTGGTGGGCTATCCACAGAGATGTACCAATGGAATGTAATTCACGGAACAAAAACAAAATTATCTCCACAAGAGATTCTTGATAAGGTAAATAATCAGCGTTATTACGCTACACGTGATGCCCTTATGACACGAGTCGATTCTGGTGAACTAGATAAAAGTCAGTATTCAGCAGCACTTCAGTCACTCAAGGATGCTATGGGCGGCGGACCTGTTGCAGAGTTTGACCCTAATAAGCGTGGTCGTATTATCTCTCAACTTGAAACACTTGTAAATGATGAGCGATTTGTAGACCTACCTTCAATAATTGCTTTACGTGACTATATGGCTATGCGTCAAACATCATTAGATAACCTAGGTAAGAAGACATTTACCGGAGCAAAAGCAGAGCAAGCAGAACGTGATTGGCTTGCAGCACAAGCAGAATGGGTTATTCAAAATAATCCAGATTTCCAGAAGATGTTCTACGCATTCTTCGCAAATGAATTGGAAGGCAAATAATGGGTCAGAAATATGCTGAACCAGCAAAGGCTGGAACATTAACACCTGAGGCTCAAGCAGCAATTGCAGAGCACGCTGGTCAGACAGCCGCAACAACTACATCTACATCTTCTAGTAAGATAATCACAGGTGTATCACTAGGTGTTGACCCAACAACAGGGGAACAGATTTACCCAAGAAATAAAAAAGGTAAGATTGTTACCCTGTTCCCAGCAGGGTACGAGCAGACTTATATCAAATCTTTACCACCTAAGTCTCGTGCAGCATTTCAAAAGAAGATGCTTGACAATGGTTTATATCCTGATGGTTACGCACCTACCCTTGATGGAATGATTACCACTGAGGACTTTAATGCAATTGCTAAACTTGTTGCTGTTGGTGAGCAAAAGGGTATTGGCGATATCAATAAAGTACTTGACCTAGCCAAGACTGATGCTAAGGTAAAAACATACTTACAAACTGGTGGCTATTCAGACACCGGAACAAAAGCAATCACAGACATTACTGAGGCAAAGTCTAACCTTAATAGTTTCTTCCTTGATATGTTTAACGATAAGCCAAGCAAGGAAGAGATAAAGGCTTATCAGAATGCACTCAATGCCCGCGAGAAGTCAGCAAAGGGTGGTATGTCAGCACAGGAGCGCGACGATATCATCTTATCTATTGCCAATAAGCGACTGTCCTCATTGACAGCAGGCGCCCTTACAGGAGATATGACTGCTGCAGAGAAGTTAGATGAGGGTCAACTAGGAAAAAGAGTCCGTGAGATTCGTGCACAGTACGAAGAGAACGGCATTCCCGTCAGTGACAGAACTGCATACAAACTAGCAGGTAAGTCATTCCGTAATGAAACCGCCTGGGACACAATTCAAGAAGATATTGTACGCAGCGCAGCCCTACAATGGGGCAAGGCTGCTGAGGGTCTTAAACCAGGACAGACTGTACGTTCACGTGTGCAGCCATATATCACTATCCGTTCGCAGATTCGTGGTATACCTGAAGACCAGATTAAGACACAAGATGTAGTAGATGCACTTAATCCAGATGGAACATTAAAGAATATTGCTGACTATAAAACTGCACAGTATAAGAGTAATGACTATCTTACTAGCGATACCTATAAGTCTACAGTTCTTAATGACACAAAGACCGTACTACGTAACTTTGGAGTGATGTAATAATGGGTGTACTAGAAGACTACGCATATCAGCAAAAACTTAATGCTGCCAAGAAGGTAACAACCCCTACATCTACACTACAACCAACTGTAACTATCGGCGGAGCACCAGCAGGCTATCAGCCTATCGTAACACTCCAGCCAACTGCAACTGTTGGTGGTGCTCCTGCAAGTTATCAACCTACAACAACACCTAATTTTATTACTGGAGAAGGCGTTCCTGGTGTTAAGTTAGCACCTGCTCCAACGACTGTAAGCACAACGGTTCCAGCAACCGGAGCAAGTGTAATTGAGAATTATCGTTTAGACCAGATTGCAAAGGAACTTCCTAAGGTAACGGTAACTCCAAAGACATCACCATTTGATGCAGCAAGTGATGCAATCCTTGCCAACACACTTAAGTCCTATGGTATGGAAGGTGTAGCCACAACGATTGCACAGATTCGTGCAGACTATCCAGAGATTTCTAGCGAAAACTTATTGCTTCTACTCAAGAATGACAATAGATATAATGCTGAATACCTTAAGCGCTTTGCTGGCAATGCCAAGTTGAAAGCAGCGGGACTACCAACTCTTGATGATGCTACATATCTCAAGGCTGAAGATGAATACAAAAAGATTTTTACAGCATACGGTGCAACAACATTAGCAAATAAAGATTACTATGCAACACTTATTGGTAATCGTATGGATGCAGTAGATGTTACTAGCCGTATGAATGATGCATATGCTTTACTTAAGGCTTCACCTTGGGTTATGTCTGCTTTCAAAGAATACTATTCTGCTGTAACAGAAGGCGATGTACTTGCCCTCATACTAGATGAGAAGACACAGTTGCCTATTATTACACAGAAGGCACAGGCTGCACAGATTGGTGGAGCAGCACTTGCTCAGGGTCTAAAGGCAAGCCTTGCTACTGCTACAGAACTCCAGGGTCTTGGTGTTACACAAGCCCAAGCACAAGCAGGATATTCAACTATTGCTCAAGGTATGACTGACTACGAGAAGATACTTGAAATCAATGCTGGCAAAGATATTAAGACTGCAGATGTTCAAGCCAAACTTGAAGCATCAAAACTTAAGAAGAATGCACAGGCTATCAAGGAAGAACAGATGGCTATAGGTATGGAGGCTGCTCGATTTGGTGGAAGTGCCGGACGTCTAGCATCTAAAGATAGAGCCACAGGCTTAATCTAAAACAAGAATCCTGAGCGGACCTACCAGCCCCGCCAGCGTACAAGACTGGTAGCAAGAGCCAGACCAATCCCCCGACTGGAACCTGAGGCTTGCGAACTAACTAATAGAGAAGGGTGGATGGTTGCTATGAGCAACAACTACTGGGACGAAGAAGAAGACGAAGATACAACAATCGATACTAATATGGACGGTACTGACCTCTTAAAGAAGTTACGTAAAGCCAAGCGTAGTGACGAGAAACGTATCAAGGAACTCGAAGACCAACTTAACGGATACGTTAAGAAGGATAAGGAGTCCTCTGTCGCTAAAGTCCTAGAACAAAAGGGTGTTAATCCCAAGGCAGCAAGACTAATCCTCAAGGACTTAGACGAAGTTAACGAACAGACAATCAATGGTTGGCTGGAAGATAACGGAGATTTGTTCGGGATTACCCCAAGCCAGGACGCACCACAGGCAAACGAAGTAGACCTCGCTGCATTGCGTCAGCAGGATGCTTTGACCCAAGGTGCAATAACACCTGACCGGGCAGAAGATATGAGTATGAGACTCGACCAAGCACAAAGTGCGGAAGAGATTTATCAGATACTTGGACGCCCAATTTAATCAATCATAGTTTCTAACTACAAAAGGAAAATACCTTAAATGGCAAATGCATACGTAACCACAGGTTCCTCCTCTCTCGGAGGTACAGCGGGTTCAGCAGGTTTAGTCCAGAAGGCATATGACCGACTTCTTGAGTTCGCGCTTCGTTCAGAGCCACTCATTCGTTCAGTTGCTGACAAGACTCCTACTAACCAATCAATCCCAGGTTCAACAGTTGTTCTACAACGCTACGTTGACCTATCAGCACAGACAACAGCACTTACAGAAGATGAAGACCGCGATGCGGTAGCAATGTCTACACCAACAACAGTTACAATTACTCTTAACGAGTACGGTAACTCTGTTCTTGTAACACGTGCACTTGAACTCTTCTCACTTGCTGATGTTGACCCAGCGATTGCTAACATCATCGCATTCAACCTTGCAGATTCAATCGACCAGGTTGCAATGACAACACTTCGCGGTGGAAGCAACGTAATCTACTCAGGTTCAACTGCTACATCTACAGCAACAATCACTGCTGCAGCAACACTATCTTCTGCTAACATCCGTAAGGCTGTTGCGAAGTTGCGTGCTAACAAGTCAGTTGCTCGCAAGGGTTCACTCTACTGGGCTGGTATCCACCCAGAAGTTTCACACGACCTCCGCGCTGAAACAGGTTCAGCAGGATGGCTTCTTCCTAACCAGTACGGCTCTGTTCAGGACCGCATCTGGGCGGGAGAAATCGGAACTTACGAAGGTGCATACTTCGTTGAGTCACCACGTCTTTACAATGCAACAGACGGTTCAGGTTCTGCACGCGTCTATCGTACCATCCTCGCTGGACAGCAGGCAATGGCACAGGCAGTTGCAGAAGAACCACACGTAGTCATCGGACCAGTCGTTGACAAGTTGATGCGTCACCGCCCAATGGGTTGGTACGGCGTACTTGGCTTTGCACGTTACCGTGAAGAAGCACTATACCGAATCGAATCAGGTTCATCAATCGCTTAGTTGATTGACGGGTGGGGCTAGGGAAACCTAGCCTCATCAGTAAGTTCACTAAGGAGAACTAATGGCAAACTATGTATTCAGACCACCTTATGTACTTGAGGGTCCATCAGGTAAACATCGCTTATTTTACTTTGCCAAATTACGCAAAGGTGTAAGCATAGCAAAAAGTGGTGGAGTGTATTCACAGGTACGTTATGTAGTAGATTCAACCATTGCAGATTACCAAGAGTTTTACGCTGGCGGATGTCAGCACATAGTCAATGATGCTACAAAGGCTGCGTTAATTGCAGGCGGTGTTGGAGTGACAGAGGCGAACTTCACAGCACAGTAAGGGACAACTATGCATACACATATCAGCAAGGTGCTCGAATGGGGCTTCACCCCAGAGCACGACTTCTTGGCAACTAGGTGGGGATGTGTACTCTGTGATGAAACAAGAGATACACCTTTCCCTGACTTAGATACAGTAGAGATTGACCACACTCAGTGTGATGAAGATTGCTTTGGTTGCAAGGCTAGAGGATTACAACTTAACGTTGGAGATGCATCAAGAGACATCTCTGACAAGAAGTGGACTAGCGAACTCAAGGCTTACAAGAATGCAAGAGCACAGGGGATACAGCCAGCAGGCACAACCCGTGCTCACGTAGAGCAAGCATATGAAGCGTCAGCAACATTGGGCAAGGCGTATAACTCCGAGACAATGCCAAAGACAAAAGACATCAACAAAAAAACAACCGAAGTACTCAAGGAACTAGGAGCAATATAATGTCAGTAAAGGGCGAGAAGTACGCTTCAAAGAAGGCTATGATGAAGCACGAGAAGACTGAATCTCCAGCAATGAAGATGAAAGAATATGGCAAGAAGTCTATGAAGAAGTCTGCTCCTAAGAAGATGGGCAAGAAGAAGTAATGATGAACGAGAAGGCAAAGCCAAAGCCAAAGCCAACATCTACTACACGCATTGCTCCTATGCAATCAAAGGAAGAGCAGAAGCGTCAGGACAAAGCACTTGCTGACTTAATGAAGAAGCGCGAGATGGAAGCAAAGCGTACTGGTAACTGGAATAACTACGGAACTAATTAAGGATTACTATGAAAAAGCATCCAGGATTTAAGGCGGTTCAGAAGAAAATTGCCGCTAAGCAGGGTATCTCAATGGAACGCGCAGGGGCAATTGTTGCTGCTGGTGCACGTAAGGCTGGCAAGGCTGCAGTCAAGGCTAATCCGCGCCTTAAGAAAGTTTCAGGCGTAGCAAAGAAGAAGGCTAAGTAATGAAGAAGGTAGCCGGTAATAAGAAGATTGCCAAGGTTATGGGCGAGTTCAAGCGAGGAACTCTTCACGCAGGTATCGACCCAAGGGGTCCTAAGAAAGCAAAGATTGTTAAGAACAAGAAGCAGGCTATTGCTATAGCACTTAGCCAGGCAGGGAAAGCAAAGAAGAAATGACAGACCCAAGACTAAAGCGAGCAGGAGTGTCAGGCTTTAACAAGCCTAAGCGCACACCAAATCACCCAACCAAGTCACACGTTGTTGTGGCTAAATCGGGCGAACAGGTTAAGACTATTCGCTTTGGTCAACAGGGCGTAACTGGGGATAAGAAGCCAACAGCACGACAGGCTTCATTCAAGGCACGTCACGCAAAGAACATTGCTAAGGGAAAGATGTCAGCAGCCTATTGGGCTGATAAAGTTAAGTGGTAAGAAAGTAGGGGACAATGACACAAGAGACAGTATCAATTGCATGGTGTGACAATGGCATGGTTGATGGCAAGTTTATGCAAGGC